AGGGTTCACGGTAAGGTTAACAGCAATGGAGCGGTAACGGGGCGTATGACTCATAACAGCCCTAACCTAGCTCAAGTACCTGCGTCCTACAGTCCTTACGGTAAGGATTGCAGGGAGTGCTGGTCCGTCCGTGAAGGCTACAAACTGGTGGGTTTTGATGCGAGTGGTCTTGAGTTACGCATGTTGGCTCACTACATGAATGACAAGGAATACATAAATGAAGTGGTCAACGGAGACATACATTCAACAAACCAAAGACTTGCAGGACTTGAATCACGGGATACAGCAAAAACTTTTATCTATGCCCTTCTATACGGCGCAGGAGATGCGAAGCTTGGATCAGTGGTTGGGGGCAACCAAAGGGCAGGTAAAAGCCTTAGAGAGCGTTTTAGCAGCAATCTCCGCTCATTTGGAGTACTTAGAGAAAGAATACAAAGCAAAATCTCTTATGGACCACAAATGGTAACTGGGTTGGACGGTAGGTTGGTACACGTTAGGTCACAGCACAGCGCATTAAATACCCTGCTGCAAAGTGCCGGGGCCATAGTTATGAAACAGGCTTTACTACTCTTGGACGACTACGCTAAACAGTGGAAACTGGACTACAGGTTCGTAGGTAACATCCATGACGAAGTACAGACGGAGGTGAGGGAAGATCAAGCTGAGAAGTTTGGTAGGCTAGCGGTTAGCTGTATTGAGGCTGCCGGGAATCACTTTAAATTAAACTGTCCCTTAGCAGGGGAATACAAAATAGGGAACAACTGGTATGAAACACATTAGTACACTAGTTCCGGACATATATAAATTAGTTAAGACTAAACGTGTTGACAGTGAAGTGGACGCTGAAGCGGAGATAGAACGCTTTGGTGAAGCCATGAAGGACTTGATGCGTAAGGAGTTCGTAAACAAAGGTTTTGACGCTCGAAAATTACGCCTGTCCAACATAGGCAGGGACGACCGATACCTGTGGAACCATTTCCGGGGAGTAGCCAAGGAAGCTATAGAACCTCATACGCTGGTTAAGTTTCTGTACGGTCACTTAATAGAGGAGATGCTGTTGTTCCTAACTAGGATGGCAGGACACACAGTTACCGACGAACAAAAGGAATGTGAGGTTGAAGGCATCAAGGGTCACATGGACTGTAGGATTGACGGAATAGTAACTGACGTTAAGTCAACTAGCTCCTACGGTTTTAAGAAGTTCAAGGACGGATCACTGGCCTTTGACGATCCCTTTGGTTACATAGACCAGATAAAGGCATACGCCTACTCTGAAAATGAAACCAAGTTTGGTTGGCTTGCCATGGACAAACAGAACGGACATTTGACTTTTCTCCAGTACGACTTGGAGGACACTCAGGCTCCTGTTTATGAAGTCCTGAAGGAGGACATAGCTGAAAGGATACGGCACGTAAAAAAGCTGGTAGGGGTAGAAGAGCGGCCTTTACCCTGTTACGAGCCATTGCCAGATGGAAAGAGTGGGAACCTGAAACTCGCCGTAGGCTGCTCTTACTGTCAGTTCAAAAGATCATGCTATCCGGACTTGCGAGTATTCGCTTACTCTACAGGTCCACGTTTTTTAATAGAGGTAAAAAATGAACCGAAAGTTCCTGAGATCAAAGAAAAAAGTTCCGTTTAAGGAGATGTTTAGATCCGGACTTGAAAAGACGTTTGCCACTCTTTATCCAAAGAAGGATTTTGTTTACGAACCTTATGACGTTCCGTACATAACCAAAAGGACTTATAAGCCTGACTTCGTACACAAGCCAACTGGCAAAATGATTGAGTGCAAAGGTTATTTTAGACAGGGGGACACACTAAAGTACAAATCAATTAGGGACTGTTGCGACGACGAATTAATATTTGTTTTGTCGGACCCCTTCAAAAAAGTACGAAAAGGTGCTAAAATAACTATGTCTCAATGGTGCGACAAGGAAGGGTTTAAATACTTCACAGTACAACAAAAAGATGAGCTAATGGATTATGTCACTAACAATGAATGAAATTAAGGAGAAACTACTTGAGCGGTATGAAGTGGACGACTTGGTGGAAGCTTTGGCAGTAACCAGTGAAGAACTTTTAGATCGCTTTGAGGACAAACTAATTAACAGGTTGGACGGATTTGAGGAAGACCTGAAGGAAGAAACAACAGAGGAGACTTATGTAGATGAGCAGCATTGACGACGCAACACCACAGGAATGGGACAGAATTAACAAAAACAGGATAGGGGAAAAGTTAGGCGAGAAATACGCAGAAATTATTAACATGGCAAATACACCGACTAAAAACTTTGATCCAGTACATAAGCCTATTCATTATAACAATGGGGACATAGAAGCCATAGCGTACATTAAACAGCAGCTAGGGCATGAGTTTCAAGCTTACTGTTACGGGGCAGTCCTGAAGTACATGCACAGGTTTAAGTACAAGGACGGACTACAGGACTTAAAGAAAGCCAAGTGGTACTTGAAGGAAATGATTAAGGACTTAGAACAGCAGGAGAATGAAGAGGATGATTGAGGACTACCTTGGTATTCAAATAGACTACTCTAAGGAGGAGAACTTAAATGATTTCTCCTTGGACACACTGAAGGACAGATACTTCTGGAAGGAGGAAAAATATGCTCAACAGGCTTTGGCTAGGGCTTCTGTATACTGTGCAACTTATCAAGGAGTTGTTGACTACGATCTTGCACAGCGACTTTATAACTACTCAAGTTCGCATTGGTTCAGTTATAGCACTCCTATCCTTAGCAACGCAGGAACGAGTCGTGGTTTACCTATCAGCTGCTTTCTTAATTACGTTCCTGATTCAAGGTCTGGTTTATCTAATCACTACGACGAAAATATATGGTTGGCAAGTGGAGGTGGAGGCTTGGGTGGATGTTGGAGTGGTGTTAGAAGCAATGGTGTTCCTACTTCTAACGGCTCTGAGTCTACTGGTAGCATACCATTTATGCACATAGTTGACTCACAGATGCTGGCCTTTAACCAAGGCGTAACCAGAAGAGGATCTTATGCAGCGTATATGGACATATCTCACCCTGAGATAGAAGAGTTTGTAGGGATGAGAAAAACTACTGGTGGTGATCTTAACCGTAAGTGTCTTAATTTACACAATGCAGTAACTATCAATGATTCATTTCTGGACGCAGTTAGGGAGGACTCTCTCTGGAGATTGATAGACCCTAAGTCAAATGAAGCAGTAAAAATAATTTCAGCTAGGGATCTTTGGTGGTCCTTGTTACATACCAGGGCTGAGACAGGGGAGCCTTACATAGTTAACCTTGACAGATGCAATGAAGCATTGCCGGAACAACAGAAAGAATTAGGGTTGGAAATCAAACAGTCCAATCTTTGTTCTGAAATAACTTTACCTACCAACGAAGAGAGAACTGCGGTTTGTTGTTTAAGCTCAGTTAATTTGGAGTACTTTGATGAATGGAAGGACAAAGAACTGTTTATTAGTGACCTCATAACCATGCTGGACAACGTACTGGAGCATTTTATTGGTCATGCAGTAGGAGACACTAGTAAGCTTAAAACCAACAATATGAACTTTGAGAGGTTTAGCAGCTATGTTGAAGAATCCGCTAAAGGGTTTGCTAAGTCAGCTTATTCAGCGTACAGAGAACGTGCGGTTGGGCTTGGTGCGTTGGGGTTTCATTCTTACCTTCAACGCAACGGAATTCCTTTTGAGGGAATGTACGCCTCTAGCTTTAACAATAGAGCCTTCTCTCTTATTAAGGAAAGAGCCGTTGCAGCTAGTCAAGCTTTGGCTGAAAGCAGGGGGGAGTCTCCTGATATGGCTGGCAGCGGTCTTAGGAATAGTCATTTGCTTGCAGTTGCTCCTAATGCTAGTAGCAGTATTATATGCGGTGGAGCTAGTCCTAGTATTGAGCCAATCCGCGCTAATGTTTTTACACACAAAACTCTTACCGGCAGTTACCAAGTTAGGAACAAATATCTTCAATCTATTCTTCAAGAAAAAGGATTAGACAATGAAAAGACTTGGAAGGACATTGCGGCTGCTGAAGGCTCTGTACAGAATATTGAGGGACTCAGCGAAGAAGAGAAGGAGGTATTTAAGACTGCTCCTGAAATAAACCAGTTGTGGGTCATTGAACATGCACACCACAGACAGAAGTACATTTGTCAGAGTCAGTCAGTTAACCTGTTCTTTGCTCCTCCTAAGGCTACAGAACCACAGGAGGTACATGACGAATACCTAGAGTACGTTAACAATGTACATTGGATTGGTGCAAGGAGATTAAAGTCCATGTACTACCTGAGATCT